GTGATCAATCAGGAAGCCCTGAGCTTTGCGTTCGAACGAATGTCAAAATTCATGCCTAGGAATCTGATACCTGTTTCGTTACTCACAGCCTTCCAAGGCATGCCGAAAGGAACTAATCTAGGATACCCATTCTTCAGTAATGAAGATGAATACCGGCCCTTGGTACTCAGACTAGCTCAGGAGGTTCAAGCCAGTGGGTATAGTGATTATACACGATACCTATATTGCATGTTGTATTGGCGCGGTCAGCCGAAAGGCATAGGAAAAGATCCCAAGCAGCGAACAGTTTGGGGTTATTCGCACGTGATGACCGTTCTCGAGTTAATGATCCAAATGGCCCTACTGGATGCGCTCAAAGGGCGACCAGAATTTTGTGCCTGGGTCAACGCCGATCGGGTAGCGGATGTACTAACCGCACTATTGCATAATGCGAATCAGGAAGTATTAAGCGTGGATTTCTCTGGGTTCGATGCCTCAGTACCTAGTGAGTTTATCCATGCAGCGTTTGACCTGATTAGACTGAGCTTCCAGCCCTCGGCTGGTAAACTGATCGATTTGATCGAAGACTGCTTCTTGCATTGCAAGCTTATCACACCAGAAGGAATACTAACTGGTCGTGATGGGGCGGTACCTTCGGGGAGCGGGCTAACCAACTTGGTGGACAGCCTAGTTCAGATGTTGATTGCACACTATGTGGCGTGGCTAACCAGAAATGAAATCAGCGCAATTACACAGGGCGATGATGGCATATGGAATTTCAGACGCCCATGGGACCTCGATGAGGTGGCAGCCATCGTAGATGAGATCGGTATGACCATTAGTAGTGATAAGGGTGGTGTGAGTAAGGAAGTGTTATACTTCCTGCAGAATGTGCACTCTGCAGACTACACAGTCAACGGAATCGTCGTTGGAGTCCGTCCAATTATGAGGGTGTTGAACGGGATGATGTCATACGAGAGGCTTACCAAGGCGTGGACATCATACGACGATACGGTACGGTGGTGGCAACAGGCAGAATCCGCAAAGTATCATCCGAAATTCTTGGAGTTAGCCAAGTTCCTATATGACCATGATCTGTATTCCAGAACGTTGTCAGCTACCCAGGTTGTTCACCGGGGTGGTGGAATAGCGAAGATTGCACGCGACCTAAAGCAAGATTCGTTTCCTTATGGGAAGGCCCCACTCAATGGGCTCCGCGATTTCCGCATCGTGAAGGAGTTGTCCAGACTTCGCTCAGAAATGGGACAGTTAACCCGGTCGGTGGCATGAAAGTGTCAAAAGCGAG